GGATAACCCGCCGAGCTGCCGATATAGTTCCGCCCACTGCTGATATGCTTTGTCATTTGCTTTGTCATAGGAAAAAGCACCTTTGCTTGCAACTTTGTTATACATTTCTTGCATTTGCTGTGCGTAATTATTCGGTGCATTATTCGGCTGAGAATACGCCAACTGTTGAGCAGCCTCTCTCTGTCGCTTTTGCTCCTCTGTTTCGGCATAAGGAGTATTATATTGCTCGTATTTGCTTCTTGTGTTGTTTGATATAGCCATAATTGCACCTACTTTCCTCTTGATTTTTTCTTAGCAATTGTTTCCATTTTATTATTATGACGTCTTGTTTCGGAAAGCTGTTGGTCTGCCTGGGTTGCTTGCTGATTAAGCGTATTTGTTTTATTAATTTCATTAGCATTGTAATCATTAGCCCAATTAACCTGGCTCTGTGCGTTATTAACTCTTGTCTGCGCTGCATTCCTGTTATCGCTCCACAAGCCGTATTGATTGTTGTAATCATCTTTATATGCGGTATTAAATACGTTATATGCATTATTTGCCGCATTAAGTTTGTTATAATAACTGCTTTCTTCTGCCGCCTTTTGGTTGTTTACAAGATTATATCTGTCTTGTATTTGGTTGTATTCGTTTTGCCAATTAGTAAGAGCATTTGCTCTAAGTTCAATTGCCTTATCGCTCAGTCCACTCATTGTATTGTTGTATGCCTGCTGCGCTGATTGCTGAGCATAACTGTTGTTATATCCGCCTGTATTTGCAGAAGCTGCTGCAAGCTGATTTTTCATTGCGCCGGCACCTGCCGATAAATACTGTTGCTTATATATTTGGAAAAGTTGGTCTTTTTCCTGGTCGTAACTAAAATCGCCGTAATTCATTATTTGGTCGAACAAATCATCAACCGTGGTTTGAAGCTTTTGCTGTGAAGCGTCAAAGTTTGCTTTTCCCTGTCCGCTGTAAAGGTCATTCCAATCATTAAAAGCGTTTTCGGACCTTTCTTTATATCCAGCGGCGTCGTTATAATTAAAATCGCCTATCGCCGTAAGCGCATTTTGTGCCGCAGTCAGCTCGTTGTTATATCCTGACGTATCAATCGTTTTAGCCTTATATTTTGGTGTTTTCTTTGACATATATCCTCACCGTCCTATATTTCATATTCCTTTGTCGTTTGGTCGCTGTATTTAACTGTAATTAAATGCGTTGTTGCAACTATATCAACTACATATTTTGCCTCGTTTGCATTACCTCTGTTGCTGTCTATATACCTCTGCAGTTTATTAACAAGCTGCTCAATATAATTCACAACGTATGGCAAATTGCCTGTTGCGCTCATTTTACTTATAATCGGCAATTTCATAATTCGCCACCTACCTCTAAACATTTTGTAAGAGAGTAAATTTTACATTCACCCTCGCCCTCAATTTTGAATTTCATGTGGTCGCACCTGCGTGGTCTGATAGGAAATACAAAAGAATTAATTCCACGTCCTATTATTTCTTTTCCGCAGCTTTCCCATTTGCCTGAGCTGTTATATTGAATATAAAATCTTGCCTTTGCACCCTGTGCCAAATACATTCTCAATTGAAAACGTGAAACATATTTTTGATTTGGATATGAATATCCGTAAACACCTGTCTCAACGCTCCAATTGATTTTATCTTCAAGCACATCATAATCATTATCGGCGTCAACAATCTTCACCTGTTTTTCTGTAACGTAATAAAGCGTGTTGCCGTCGTTAATAAAGCGTGATATTTTTTCTTCTGTTTCCTTAGTCCACATACCCTTTTTAGTGTCGTAACAGAAAAGCTCATATTCATTTGTTTTGACGTTTTGCATTGACACGTAATATTTGTTGCCCCAAGCGCCTGCCACAGCGTTCTTGTATTTATCCCTGCCGAGTGCCGAGGAAATAACGGTTGTACTTCCGTCATAAGCAATAATGCCGTAAACGCTCTTGTAATATAAAACATTATCAATAATCGCAAAGCTTCTCTCGCTGCCCTCTTCAACACCTTTAAAGTTATTAACCTCAGTGTAGGAAAACTCACTCGGAATTGAGCCGTAAACTATATAGAGCGTGTCCTCTTTAAATACGAGCACATTGCCAAGATAATTAACTATTCCTGTAAATCTTCCGTCGCTTCCGACATTAGCCGCCCAACTGTCACTGTTAAGTCCTGAAAAGTCATAATAATTTGTATAATCTCCGAGAGCTGAGGCATATATCTCGTGGCCGTCTTTTTGGCACAGCCATACTCTGTTACCGCATAAACAGCCAAACGGCATAACATCAGGAAATTTTTTTTCAATAGTTATATCAAATTTCGTATCGTTATTAGTAAATCCTGTCAGCCATTCGTTTTCATTCTTTTCGTAATTAATAAGCGGTGCAGAAAAATCAATGAAATTATTACCCACCTTGTTTATTCTGTAGTTATTAGTTTTCAATTTCCTTGTTGCACTGTCATATTCAAAAAGGCCTTTTTTGAATTTAGTTAAGTCAAGTTGACAATCGGCGCTAAACTTAATACTGAACTCAACATTATCGCCCTTACTGAATTTATCGAAGCGTTCCGCCTCGTTATAATAAAAGCTTACATAACTTGATATATCGGTCCATAATGTACTGTTGTCATTAAGCTTGACTTTCTTTTGAAGCGTTCCGCTTACTATTCGATAATTGGAATTTGAATTAATGCTGTAAATATTTGCATTAAAAGTGTTTTCGTCACCGTCGCATGTACATATAACAGAGGATATTTTATTTTCTTTATTGACAGAAAACGTATCCTTGTATGCAATCTTGCTTACCTTGCCGCTGTCGGTATCTATAATCACTCCGTCCGGGACCACAAGTATCTTCTTACCGCACTTAATTAATGCTTTTTTCTCGCCGTAATTTGCGCTCTTAAGCGTTTCAATATTCTTAACGTTCTGATTATCCGCTATCAAGGAACCGCTCATTTTAACATTGGTAACAGACGGTGCGTTTTGTTGCTTACACGCCCAATCCAAATTAATTACAGAAGTGTTGAAATTATAAACATTTTTATTTTTTATAATTTCAATGTTTTCTTTTTTTGAAAATAACTCACCCTCTATATCAACCCAACTCTTATCCTCACTGAGCACGCTTTTTATGTTTGATGAAAATTCGCAAATAAGGTTATAGTTAAATTGCCCGCCCCTTTTCGGCACATCATATCCGTTTGCGTCCTTTTCAATGCCTGATATATCAACCACATAGCCATATTGCAACGGTGTTGTATTAGCAATAAGTTTATAATTCGGAATGGCGACATTTTCAGGCATTTTATGTTTCCACAAATCGCCTTCTTTATAAAAAATTATTGCAAATACTATTTCAATGTCATATTTACTCTCCACATACTGTTTATTTAAAACGTAACAGCCGAATTTTCTTTCATCGGCATTATGGATAGCACCATTTTTATCAGAATAGTAAAAAACCTGAGAGCCTTTTTTCTTTGCGAAGTCTCCTTGATATGCTTCGTAATATTCATTGACTGCCTCTTCAACATAAGGATAAAGTTTCGTTATATTGTCGCAATAGAGCATGCCGGTTGCTTTTTCCCATTTGTTTAATAACATTTCAGAAAAATTAGCGATTTGGTCTTCGGAAAGATAATAGTCTTGATAGTCGTCAAATTGCATATAAAGCTTAGATTTGCTTACTCTGTTTTTCATATTCAAGTATTTATAATCATCATCCGTAAAAGCGTGTATCGGATTATCAACTACCTTTTTAAGCCCGGTCACATAAAAATAATGCTGCGTTTCTACGCTTGCTTCATCATTGTATATGTCAATAATAGTCTGTGCGGCGCTCTCCCAATCTTTGAATATACCTAAATACTGAGCCTTGCCGCAACATAAAGCCTTTATATTATCTACGTTATCGCCTAAATTAAAAGCGGCGGCGTTTTGACTTACATACCACTTTTCGCCGTGTTTATCTGTATATTCTTTTATGTACGTGCAATCCTTAAACGTTTCGTTCCAATTAATCTGTTCACCGAAAAAGGCGTCGTTATAATATATTTTTATTGCACTTTCCTTTTTAGCTACGAGCATAGGAAACGTCCACGGTGCTCCGTCGTCAGTAGTGGTAATGATTGCACCGAGGCAAATATCATTTGAGGAAATGCTGTCTTTCGTTCGGTATTCAAACCAACGTCCGTTTATATTGCATATCGGCTCACCTCTGCCATAGAAACACCACTTATCCTGAAACTCCTTAAGCAAATTGTTTTGATATGTAATCGTACCCTCAATATCATTTTTGACAAACGAATATACTGCGTTTTGTGTATCCTTTAAAATTTGCCCTTCAGCAGTAACTGTACCGCCCTTCTGCATTGCACAGTTTTGTAACAGGGAAACCTTGCCATTAACAATAGCGGCGTCAAAAGCACCTCTGCGTGTTTGAATAGTTAAATCATTATTTGATATCGTGTTTTCATAATCACTCGTCACAATACCACGCTTATTTCTTACGCTTGCAACCGGGTAATCATCAAGCGTCATATTTTCCATATCATACCAAGCACCGTTTTGTGCTCGCTCGTTATGGTCCAAGCCCTTAAATTCTTCAATATTTTCTTTCGTGACGTTATACGCATTAAGCGACTGCGGTAATTTCATATTTTCACCACCTTATAATCTGTAGCCGTGCACACCTATAGGTCTGTGCGCTCGGTTATATGCAGCATAGAAATTGTCATAATAGCTTTGAAACAT